AAGCGGACGCAAGCCCGACCGCAATCGGTAACTGTTGGAAATCCAACGCCAACACCTGCAAGAGAAAACCGATACGGAGACGAAACACAAGGCGGAAGTGTCAAGGCTCAACGCCTTGCTAATCAAAGCAGCCGATTGGTTACCGTTGTTCCGTTCCATGCTCCGTGTGGAAAAACAATGCCTTGCCGTTGGCTTCACTAAAGAACAGACCACCCGTTTAATGACGGGCAAGCCGATGGAATACAGAGGTGAACCCTATTCCGATGAACACAAACACAAGTTCAAGGCAGATGATGTCACCGCCCAAGTCGGCAGGCTGGAAGGCAAGTTAATGCTTGCTATCAATGGGGCAAATATTGGGGAGTGGTTCAAAGAACAGTTTGAACGGCTGCGAAAACGCATAGAATTGAGGTCTGAAAATAAGAAGGGTACAGGATTGAAATTTTAGTTTCAGCATCCCTACAAACGGAAATGCCATTTGCTCTCATAACCGAGCAAATGGCATCATCTCAATTGGCGGCTTCAATAGCTTGTTCTACAATATGCGTGGCTTCATGCAATAAGTGTTTACTCTCTTTACGCAGGGCAAAACTTTGTCGCACCATTTCCGTCAGTTTTACTTGTTCCGCCATTGGCAATATGGGAATAACCACTTCTTCTATCTCCGATGGTTTCCAATGTTGAATGATAGAACCTCCAGCATCCCGTTCTGCCTGCATCTTCACCACAACCGAATTGATTACCAAGGTCAGATAGTCAGACAGCACCTCTTTATCGGTTACCGTCAAATGGATGATAGCCCCTGAAGTGATAACATCAAGCGGTTCGTCCATCTTATAGGCTATGCCCACACTTCCGTCTTTGGAGAGCAAGATGGTATCTTCTTTTGGGCGGATGACATCTTTAAAAGCTGTGCGGTCTAAATAGATAGTCGGTTCAGACAATCCGAATTTCGAGAGGTCGGCCACTCTGACGAACGGAACACCCTCATCACCGTAAGCGTCACTGCCCGGTTCTACCGATTTGGTGAGTGTGGCTATCTGCTTTATTGTCTTGGTATTGTGCCGTTTCAGTTCGCTAAAAAGATAGTCGTATTTAGACTGGTAGTATTCCGAATCCAACCTGCCACTCTCTAAGAAGCTATCCGATAACTTTTTGCAGGTACACACAGTTGTCGGCTGGTGGCTCTTGCTCGCTGCAATTCCAATTTCAACGAGAAGAAGCCAAGCTGCCAAACGCTCCTCTTGCAATATCTTATTATATAAACTACTGTAAACCAGTGATTTACCCCCCCGTTTTCTATAGCAGTTTCTACGGTAAGCTTCGCATTTTCAAGTAATTGCATAGCTTCTTTGCGCAACTCAAAGCTCTTTTGCACATGTAGGGCTATCTCGTCTTGCACTTCTTGACGGATAAGTGGAAGAGGAATTCTTTCCAACTCCGACTTGCCGATAGCTGTTAAGATAGTACCCGAACATCCTTTCTTCATTAGGTTTTGAATGGGCAGCGACTTGAACAGCGTGAGCAGTGTTTCGGGATTGAGCTTTGACGACTGCAACACATAGAAGCCTGTGGAACACAATGCGCCCTCGTATTCATCGGTTACCAAAGCACAACTGTCGATTGAGCCTTCAACCGATGACACTATCACATCGCCCCGATGTACAATCCTGCGGGCACGTGTGGGCAAATCTTCTCCGCACTGTTCATCACACCCTGTTATCTCGCCCGACTTGCCGATATTGGCAAGTTCAATGTACTTATAGCGAACATTATCTTCGGGATTGTAGTTATCGTCCTTAATGTCGCATACATCACCAAGCAGCCCGAAACCATTCGGATACGCTTCCACGAGGCGAGCATAATCCTCATACTTTGGCAGATAATATTCCGAATCGAAACGCCCTGTTTCGAGGAACGACTCTTTGAGTGTCTTTACATTGTAGGCTTCGGGATTGGTCGCAAAATCAGTCATGCCCAAACATTCCAAGAGGTAGGTTTCGGCAGAGGTGTAAAGTCTGAGGGATTCATCCCTTTGTTTATTAGCACCTTTAACTTTTTCGGCTACTTGTAGCTGTATATCTAAAGGTGTGGCTACAATTTGTATGTCGTTGAACTCTATAAGTTTTATTTCTGGACGAGTGGCTTTCATACCTCTTCTTCTAAATTGATGATAACCAAACTCGCTATTTATGAATGTGGACAAGTAATAAGGATTTATTAAGCTATCACCAATCCGTAGAAGACCCACATGGGCACTGGTATTTGCTTCGGGAAAGCCCCTTGGTACAACGGCACTCTTACCAAAATATATACCTGTTTTTGTAACAAGAACATCTCCTTCTTTTAATGCGGATTTTGAAAGTGCAACATGTACTTCGGGAGATATAAAACGATATATATTATCATCTATATATCCATTTTGTACAGATTCGCTAAGAAGGAAAAGTACTCCACTTTCCTTATAATTGGGGGCATTATGGTCTCCATCTGTAATTAGCGAGCAAATATTATCCAATCTTTTCTTCGGATAACTACACTGCTCAATGCAACGCATTAAATTGACATAGAATTTGGAATAAAATTCTGAGCCAATAGTGAAATTGTTTTCCAACTTTTTCAATGTAACTTCGGTCGCTTCCAGCCCCTCCAACAAAGCCTTATACTTTACTTCGTCAAAGGGGCATCCGCGAAAAAAGAGAGGTGCTCTTTCTTTGCGAACTCAGCAAAAGCCTCGGCTATACCGTCTTGTGTCAAGCCATCGTGATTGAACAAGTCGTGCTTCACAATCAAATGCCCGTGGCTGTCGAGCAAAGGAATGTTGTTACCCTCTTCGTCAACGGTACTGCGGTAGATTTTATCTCCGCTATTATCCTTGCTCGGCTCTTGCATGGTGGCGAAGAAGATGTTGTAATCGTCCACCTTGGGGCAAAGCTCATCGTCCCACTTTTGCACGAACAGCACGCTTGTTTTCGTACCTGTGTGCGGTTTGAACACATTGCCATGCAGACCTACGATTGCCAAAATGCGGCAACGGTCGGCAATGTATTCACGAAGCGATTTATCGCTACTGTTATTGAAACGACCTTGTGGCAATACGATAGCCATGCGTCCGCCGGGCTTCAGAAAGTCGAGGTTACGCTCCACAAACAAAATATCACGGCTCATATTGGTGGCTTGCTTCAATTTTGTTTTGCGGAATGTACCGTCGCTCATCTGATATACCGTTTCGCCATCGTTATTTAGCGCATCGGTAAAGGTGGGTTCGCCCACAACCGTTTTCGAGCCTTTGGGTACATTCTTCAATTTCTCCAACGTTGCAGTGCGGCTCAAATCGTATTTGGCAAGGATACGGCTCTCTTTTACGTCACCTGCAAATGGAGGGTTAGCCATGATAATATCGAAGTTAAAATCGCGGTTGCTGTTCTTATCGGCACGCAATTTTCTCAGTTTCTTCCAACCCTCGAAATAGGTATCGCTCCAATTCTCATCCTTTACGGTTTCCTCCCAACGCTCATAGTCGAGAGTGTTAAGGTGCATCACGTTGGTTTGTCCGTCACCTGCAATAAGATTGAGCGTGCGAGCCACACGCACCGCCTTTTCGTCAAAGTCAATGGCAAACACATTGTTCTGTACATAGTCGGTGCATTCGGCAGGTTTCTCTTCCAAGGTGAACAAATGGCTGCGGCTTAGTCCTTTCGACTTCAAGATGTTTTCCCAAACGTGGAATATCGTGTGAACGGGGAAGCCGCAACTGCCCGCAGCCGTGTCTATCATCTTTTCATCGGCTTTGGGATTAAGCATTTTCACGCACATATCAATCACGTATCGGGGCGTGAAGTACTGACCTTTCTCGCCCTTGCTACTCTTGTTGATAAGATACTCAAACGCTTCATCCACCACATCAAGGTTGGAGTTGAACAGCTTGACATCTTGCAGTGAAGCTACACAAACCGAAAGATGCGAGGGCGTAAGCAAAATCTTTGCATCATCGGTAAAAACTCCCTGCCACTTCTCTTTCGCTTGGTCGAACAGGGTTTGCAACTTGTCTCTCAATTCCGTTTCGGTGTCACCATAGTTGCGGAACTCCAA